ATGTCGCAAGTAATCTGGATTCCATAAGGAAGATAAAGACGAGCACTTTCTTTTGCTCGCTTACGCGAGTAACCTTGCTCCTCAAGGCGTTCAATACAGCCGTGGTAGCGTTCGTAAGCGTCCTTGATGAAAGCCTCAAGATTATCTTGTTCTTCCTGTGGCCAGTCTTCTGGGAGATAATACTTATCTATTTTGAACTCCTTATACCTTGCGGACTCTGCGTTGATGCTGACTCCAACACGATGCTTGAGGAGGTGAATATGAGAAGCAATATCTGTTGTGACCAAAAAGTGTAAAGTAGATTTCTCAAACGGGGTATGATGACCTTCACGAGCCAGCATATCAAGAAGTTTATCAACACGAGCAAGCTTCCTTGGTGTAAGGTTACGACTTGTTGAAGTCCAAGCCGAACAGGCATGTGTTAAATCATCCCCATAAGTTCCGATAAGTTCTACTGTATTTTCCATTCTTCACCTCTTGTTTCGTGTCATACTATACCACAATAACCAGTATCAAGCAAGTCCTTAATTGCTTCGTAGTGAGCCATAGCAATCTCCCACTGTCCGTCATCCGATAGAAGATACTTTGCATCCTCTATGTTGACAAAGAAGCCGTTCTCTGTAAGGAGAGCAGGCATTGCCGTCTTTCTTAAAACATAAAACTTCTTGTTCTCGATCACTCGGCGAGGACGAAGGGCTGTCTGTTCATAGTTCTCTAACATGTTGGCGGCGATCCGTCCAGTGAGTCCTGAGTTTCTGTAGACAAAAACATCAGCACCTCTTGCGTTTAGGGATGGACCTCTCAATTCCATGCCAATAGCGTTAGAGTGAATAGAGATAAAAAGTGTTTCTCCTCTTTTGTTCTCCTCGTTGGCATTTCTTACACGAGCCCCAAGTGAAACATCTGACTGCTCTAAATCTTCTGCTGTCACTGCCTCTGTAACATAACAGTCTTCTACACAGTCAAATACCTCAACCCCTGCCTGTACTAAAAGGCTCATCAATTTACTTGCGATACCACGGTTTGTTACGCCTTCGTAAATAGAAAACTCTTCTGGCTCTGTGAAGTGATACTGTTTACCAGTGGGGGTCTGATACTCTCCGTCAATCATCCCTCCGTGGCCATAGTCTATAATTATTCTGCTAAATGCCATCTTTTGTCTCCTTCTCTAGCCAACGGTCTAGGTACCACTTGGCTTTTCTTATGTCTTCTAGGGGCCTATCGTGCTTCTTGCCTGCTCTGGAGATGTACTTTACAACATTGCCAAGGTGAAAATCTAAATCCCAAGCCTCGATTACTTTGATCGCTTCATAGGGGTTATCTTCGCCTCCGTAATGCTCTGGATGATCTACAATGTTTTGAAAAGAATTCTCTACATATCCGTCTGGAAGTGAGAAAATATCAATATGCTTGCTCACTCTACCACCGCCAGTACATAGTTTTCCTGCACAAGATGCACAATATCGCCTCTTACCTCAATGTCTTGAATAGTGTGTGTTGGGACTATCAAAACATCTCCAGCATTATAATTAGTTGAAGAAGAATTTACACGGACAATAGTGTAAGGACTTTCTGCTTTTTTATAATCATCCGGCAGCAAAACTAGACTATCTTGTTCCTGCTCTCTTGTCTCTGGGCTGATATGTAGCCAATTGTTTACTGGTCTAATATTCATTTTAACTCTCCAAACTTTGTAATAATATTTTCATGAATCTTGTACTGTTCTTGGTCTAAAAAAGCAGTAGCCAACTTACCACACTTCTTGCAACGAAATCTAACCGCCACATGGTTAAACGTTGCTTCGACATGGCTTGTCGGCATAAAAGAATGAGTCTTAGACCCAGAACACTTTGTTAAAACTTCGTACTTTGGTAATAAGTGATTAAAGTTCATATCTCACCTCACCATAGATTTATATCCACGGCGGGGTGAGATGTCAAGTATTTATACTATTTCACAACTTCCGCCCGAACACGCCAATTCTCCTGACAAATCTGTATTGTCTTGCGTCTCTAGGACATTTGTGAGATCAACTCCAACAAGACTCTCTAGAAGTCTATTGTAAGTTTCCTCGTCACAGTCCTCGAATGGAGCTTGCTTATAGCTGTGATCAGAGTGTGGCAATACCGAAAGGCCGTTATAGTGCTCTCGGTTTTCCCACATCCACTCACCAACCGGAGCCCATTCTTCATCGCGGATAGTGACAGTAGCGCTCACATTGTGCGTATTTTGGCCCTTACGGTGCCCCAATCTAACCCACTCGGTACTCACTCTCTTAACACGCTGAAGCATCTCTAGGGCGCTCTCAGAGCGTGTGATAGCGCCCTCTGGGGCTCGCTGTGGGACTGAAATAACAGCCGTGTCATGTGGTCTAAAGTATTCGTCTTCCACTAGTTCTGGGTGGAACTCAGACAAATATCCATAGATTGGCTCATTCTTACCGACTCGAATACGACGAATATAAAAATCATTGTGCCAAGCATGAATGCCGGAAGATGTGCCAAGAGTCAAAGAGGTTGTACCTGCTGGCTTGACACAGGTGCAGCGAGCGGCTGGCTTAATACCAAGCAGGGCAGCAACACGAGCATTTTCTTCCTTCACTACTTCTGCGGCTGCTTCCATATCGAGTTCTAAAACATTGCCAGAAGCAATACCGGTCATGGATACGCCGATTAGAGCGTCCTTCTCCGTGTTCCGTTGCCAGACTGGGCGTAGATAATGGAAATCGGTGTAGCTTGCTTGGAGTGTCCCGATAAATGCTGCTGCTCTTACGCGAGCCTCGTAGTCCTCTTGACTCTCTACGTTGGAAACATTTACTTCTGTGAGGTTGCAGAACTGGTAAGGTCGGAGAGCGATCTCGCAGCAAGGGTTGGTGCCCCAATCCTTGTCATAAGTAAAATAGAACCCCGGTTCTCCAGCGCCAGATGCCTTGACTCGATCCCACAGATCCATAAAGAATTCTTTTGTGACCTTGTGGCGCATGAGCACAACACTGTTGTTCGCACGACCACGTTGTGGGTTGGTCTCCCACCAATTACCGGACTTGGCAGAGATCATCTCATCATCGTCAGCGGAGAAAAGGGAAATTAGAGCAGCACGACGGATACCTCCTGCCAGGACAGCATCAGCAATATGACACACAATATCATGTACCTCAATCGGACTAAGCTTCTCGCCATTCTCCTTGCGGTCAAGGATACCCTCAACCTTAACCAAACACTCCTTGAGCGGTTGCGGGCCAGGAGCCTTACCGCCAGACGTTACTAATGCGCTTCCTTTGGGCCTAATGTCCGAGAAATCGAAACGAATCTTCGATGTACCATGAAAGTAAGATAGGATTAGCATCTTGACTGCATCTGCCCAACCCTCAATAGAATCGCCAATCAAGAAACGACGGGTTCTCTTTGGATTCGGACGATTAATTTCGGGCAGCCTGTCTACATGGTGTCTCTGCACGGAGAAACCAACGCCTGTACCGCCCAAAAGCAAGAACATGGCTTCCGCAAAAGCACGAGGGTCATCAATAGGCATGTAAGCACAGTTAAATACTCGGTTTGGGGCAACTTCAATAGGCTTACCACCAAACTGCATAGAGCGCATAGAAGGTAGAACTTTCTTGTCGTATACATACTGATACGCTTGTCTAATCTCCTGCTCTAGATGCGGATACTTCTTAATGTGCATAGCGATGTTGCGGTCTACAATCTCTGTATAGACCTCTCGTCGATATACTGCTGACATGTACTTTGCGTACTTCATGTGGACCGTGATGTCCGATAAAATCTGTGCTGCTATATTCATTTTATGCATTCTCCCTTTGCTGCTGTCTAAATTTCTTATACTTTTCCTTCAAGATATCGGATTGTGACTTAACAGTAAGCTCATCTTCTTCTTTATCGCTGGGCGGTAAAACACGAATCTTAACATTACTGGTATCCATAAATATGGGGTACACTAAGCCATCAGGCCCATTTCTATTCTTTGCAACGTAAATTCTTCCAGAATTGGAAACTTTGTCATCTGCTGTCCTTGAAACAGTACAGATAAAATCCGCCACAAAACACTTACTAAACGCTTCCGAGATCGACTCCATCGTGATTACTTCAGCGTTTAGCCCAGAACGGTTTGTCTGGGATGCGGTCCAGACAGGACAGTTATAGTCCTGTCCTATACCGCGAAGCTCTTCGTAAATCGACTCTAGCTCGGTCCTCTTCTCTTTACGTATAACAACTGGTCGGAGTAGATCACCGTAATCAACGATAATCAAGCCAGGCTCAATACCACGATTAGCTAACTTCTCAAGATGGTTTCTTATTGTTCTGGTTGAGGCTGACTTTGTTGGGTACTCTTTTACAATGAGCTTGCCCTGCACTGTCTCGACCTTATCGAAAATAAGCTCTTTGAACGAAAAGAGATCGCTCAAAGGAACCCCAGTAATGCAGCTATCGTACCTAGAAGCGATAGTTGTTTCGCTTAGCTCTAGAGTGTAATGTATAACATTGACACCTTTAAGTAGAGCTTGTGCCCCCAAGTGAGTTAATACC